GGGAAGCGTTCCAGCTCCAAAAGATGTACGAGCGTGACGCCAGAGGCGGAACCCGATACACGGAAATCATCCGCTCCCATTTCGGAGTCACCTCTCCCGATCAACGCCTTCAGCGGCCCGAGTACCTCGGTGGCGGAACGGATCGCATCACGTTCCACCCCGTCGCTACCACGAGCCAGACCAACAACGGCAACCCCGGCGAGCTTTCAGGCTTCGCCACTGGGTCCATCGACGGCCGCGGCTTCTCGAAGTCATTCACTGAACACTGCATGATCATCGGCTTGGCAAGCATTCGCGCCGACCAGACCTATCAGTACGGTATGGAACGGATGTGGAATCGCCGAACCCGCTTCGACTTCTACTTCCCGAGCCTGGCCCACCTCGGCGAGCAGGAAGTCCTCAACAAGGAGATCTATTGCGACGGTACAGCCGCCGATGACGAGATCTTCGGGTATCAGGAACGATGGGCCGAATATCGCTACAAGCCGTCCAAGGTGACGGGCCTTATGCGTTCACACCCCTACCTGGCCAGCACCCTTCACTATTGGCACATGGCCCAGGACTGGGACACCAGGCCCCTTCTCAATTGGGATTTCATTCAGGAACAGCCCCCGCTTGACCGCGTCAAGTACGTGGCTTCTGAACCCGATTGCCTCATGGACGCATTCTTTCAGTACACGTGCGTCCGTCCGATGCCTACCTACTCGGTACCTGGCTTCGTGGATCACTTCTAATGGCATGGCAAGCCCTAGCAGGCGCGGTAGCCGGAGCTGGCGGTGGAATCACCGACTGGGCTCTCGGCCGCGCCGATGCCAAACAAGCCTGGCGCCGCCAAAAGAAGATCCTCCAGAACCAAGTCTCCTGGCGCGTAGACGATATGCGCCGGGCAGGCATCAACCCGCTCATGGCAGTCATGGGCGGAAGCGCAGGAGCCTCTGCGCCAATGGCTCGCGGTTCCGGCGGCACCGACCTGGTCGGCGGCGCCCGGACCGCGGCCGAAACGTCGAAGACCACCGAAGCCGAAAAACTGATCGCTATGCAAAACCGTGTCGCCTCCAGCCAGCTTGAAGTCAACTCTGCGCTGGCATCCAAATACCGCGCTGAAGCGCGTGGCACCCAGGCCGACACACACAAGAAAGTCCTAACCGGCGGTCTATGGGACCGCGCAGGCGCGGCCCTCGACGAAATCCTAGACCCCGACAACATGCGCTCCAGCGCTGAACGAGTCCGCTCTATCCATGAAGGCGCTGTAAGGCGCCAGAAGGCGAAAGCCCAGAAACAGCGGGCTTCACAGCCCAAGAGCTACAAAGGTGGCCACAGCTTCGGCAGTGGCCCTCTCAACAGCCGCGGCAAAGCTAGCGGCAACTAGGAGAAACAATTGGAAATCGAAATGCGGACGAGGCGCTCCGATCCCTTGTACACCGAGCGCAAAAACGAAAAGCCAAGCATGGTGCGGCAGTCCGACGGCGTGATCACCGACATCAACGCTATCGTCGCTCGCTACCAGTCGACTGGCATTCTGACGCACCTCAATCACCAGGTCCCGCAGTACGGCGACACAAGCGCGGCGGTTGACCTGCACACCGCCATGAACACCGTCAACGACGCCGAAGAAATGTTCGCTGAGCTGCCCTCGGCCGTCCGTAAGGCGGCGGAAAATGATCCGGTCACCTTCCTCAACATGCTCGCAACAGAAGAGGGCACTGAGGCCCTCGTAGACGCCGGGCTGCCCGGCTTCGAGCGTAGATCCGATGACCAGGTCGACCCGGTCACACCGGCCCCTCGGGCCGAACCCGAAACTCCAGCGGAACCCGCCGCTGAGTGAGGTCTGGGGACTATCCCATTCTTGATGATATAGTCCCCACTGACACCAGGGGATAAACCCTTGGTGTCAAACACAAAATCAGGAAAGTGAGATGTTATGCGTTCCCGCAAGCGAATGAGTCGATCGAAGAGCCGTCGAAATTTCCGTAAGGGCTCCCGTGTCCGAAAAACGAACCTCCGCAGCAAGCCCATGCGCGGCGGCTGGCGGCTTTGAGCTGCACGAGGCCCTTGAAGGCTTGGGCGAACCGCACCAAGCCAGGAGTTACGTTCAATGCTTCTGAAGCGTTCCGTGACAAGCCTATCGATCTGGCTTGCCGTCGCTGTCCTGACTGCAAGCTGCGACAGCGTCAAGAGTGGGCACTCCGAATGGAGTACGAAGCCCGCGAGCACACCCGAAACTCCTTCATCACCCTCACCTACGACCAAGAGCATCTGCCTGCGGATCTGTCATTGGATATCCGGCACTGGCAAAATTTCGCAAAGCGTCTGCGAAAAAATCTGCGAATGCGGTTCTATCATTGCGGGGAGTATGGGAGTGAATCCCTGCGCCCCCACTACCACGCGGCCATCTTCGGATGGGACTGGTCCCGAGATCGAAAGCTCTGGAAACACACTGACCAGGGCAACCCGCTCTTTACGAGCGAATCACTCGACTCAACCTGGGGGCTGGGACATTGCGTTGTCGCCGAGTTTACTGGCGCCACCGCATCCTACATCGCCAAATACACGCAAAAGTATGAGCCCGGCCATCGCCGAGAAACTCGGACTGACCCGTACACCGGCGAAACCTGGGATGTAGCACCCGAATACGCCACCATGTCGCGACGGCCGGGCATCGGCGCTCGCTTCTACGAACGGTGGCAAGATGAGGTATTTCAGCACGACTCTGTGGTCTCTAACGGCCAGGAGTACCCTGTTCCGCGGTACTTCGATCGCCGTCTGTCTGAGGAGAACCCGGTCAAGTTTGACCAGGTCAAGCTCGACAGACACCGTTCCCGACTGGTACGATCAATCCGGCAAGAAGCCATCCAGTCACCCCACCACGAGCGAAACCGAGAAACGATTCTGAACCGCGGGCGACAGCTCGCAAAAACCAAGGAGAAACTGTGAACCTGTACCGAGTCCTCGACGTGAAGGCCGAACTATTCGGCCGCATCTTTCAGGAACGAACACATGAGTCCGCTAAGCGAGCATTCGCAGCGGCTTGCGCCGATCCCCAGGCGCCGTTCTCCATCGCCCCGCACGACTATGTCCTCTACCACGTTGGTGAAGAGGACGATCTGGCCGGGGATGTCCAAGGCTGCCATCCGGTAGCCATCTGGACTGGTCGCGAAGCCCGACCCGATGACCTCCGTCCGGTCGACCTCGAGGTAGACCAGGACGAGCACCGCCACCGCGAACAGCTCGCGGTCGGCAACTAGTACCTTCCGAGGGGGGCGGCGCCGCCCCCCTCTCTCCCCCCTCTCAAAAGCCTTCTTCTCTGAAAAGGAAAACCCATGTCACGAACTAACAGCAGCAACCGCGGCAAGAGCGACGGACAGTATTCCTTCGCTCAAATTCCCAACGCGAGCATCCAGCGAAGCAAGTTCAACCGGAGCTCCGGGCTCACCACCACGTTCAACAGCGGCCAGCTGGTCCCCATCTTCATCGACGAGGTACTACCCGGCGACACCATGACCCTGAACATCCAATCATTCGCGCGGCTCGCCACCGCCATCGTTCCCGTCATGGACAACCTCTATCTCGACGTCTTCTTCTTCGCCGTGCCTAACAGACTCGTCTGGGACAATTGGCAGAAATTCATGGGTGAGCAGGAGAACCCCGGCGACAGTACAGACTTCACCATTCCGACGGTGAACGTCACGAACGCCTACGTCTCATCGTCCTTGCAGGACTACATGGGCCTTCCCGTCGGCAAGACGGGCTTTGAGCACAGCGCGCTGTTCCCGCGCGCTTACAACCTCATCTGGAACGAATGGTTCCGTCCCCAGGACATCGTTGACTCGATCCCCGTCAACAAGGGCGACGGTCCCGATGACCAGACCGACTACACAACTCAGTGGCGCGGCAAGCGGCACGACTACTTTACTGCCTCGATGCCCTTCGCCCAGAAGGGTCCGGCAGTACCTCTCCCCATCGGTGGTATCGCCCCGCTCAACATCACGACCACGGGCGGTCCGACGTTCGACTACGACACTTTCACCGATGAACCCCTCCAGGCGGTGACCGGCAGCGCGAACCTCGTGGTTCAAGGCCCGGTCGTCACCCCTGGCAACCTCACTTGGAACGATCCCGGCCTGGGCGGCACCGCCGACCTGGCCGCGGCGACAGCCGCAACAGTCAACTCCATCCGGGAAGCGTTCCAGCTCCAAAAGATGTACGAGCGTGACGCCAGAGGCGGAACCCGATACACGGAAATCATCCGCTCCCATTTCGGAGTCACCTCTCCCTT